TTACTTAGAAAACTCAAATGAACGATATGAATTCTATCACAGAAAAGAAGAACGAATCCCATTTGACCTTGAGTGCTTTAACAAAATCACGAAGGGTGGCCTTCCTGCCAAGACGCTTAACATTGCATTGGCTGGATGTGTTCATCCAGAAACCAAAGTCAGAATCAGGTATTGGAAAAATACTGCCATTGTAAATATTTCTGAAATTGAAGTATTGTTAAATAATGGTTATTTTGTGGAAGTTGAATCTCCGGACGGATTTGTTCCCGTATCAGCATTTGTTGATAAAGGAGACTGGCCGGAATACATTCTAAGTACAGCTAGCGGAAAAACAGTTAGGTGTAATTCTGACCATTTGTTTGAAACTCCTTTTGGATGGAAAAAATCTGCAGCAATGGTTGGTATACCAGACGCAAAGGTATTGACCGCCGATGGATGGGAAGATTGCTTCGTTGTAAAAACTAAAAATAAAATTCCTATTGTGGATATACAGGTGGAACACAAGAACCATCGGTATTATACTGAAGGTGTATCCTCACATAATACCGGTGTGGGTAAATCTTTGTTTATGTGTCATGTTGCCGCTGGCTGTATGTCTCAGGGTAAGAATGTATTGTATATCACTATGGAAATGGCTGAGGAACGAATTGCAGAAAGGATAGATGCTAATCTACTTGATGTAACAGTTGATTCTTTGGTTGAGTTACCTAAAGATATGTTTGACCGGAAGATAGCCAGACTCCGTGAAAAGACCACAGGTAAGTTAATCATCAAAGAGTATCCTACCGCTTCAGCATCATCTATACACTTTAGGACACTCTTAAATGAACTTAATCTTAAAAAGTCTTTTGTTCCTGACATCATCTTTATCGATTATCTTAACATATGTTGTTCTGCAAGAATCAAAGCAGGAGCCAATATCAATTCTTACACTTACGTTAAATCCATTGCAGAAGAATTGCGAGGCTTGGCAGTTGAATTCGGAGTACCAATTGTATCTGCTACCCAAACAACAAGGTCAGGTTTTAGTTCTTCCGATCCCGGACTCGAAGATACAAGTGAGTCTTTTGGTTTGCCCGCAACTGCTGATTTGATGTTTGCTTTGATTTCTTCCGAAGAATTAGAAGAAGTCGGACAAATCATGGTTAAACAGTTGAAGAATAGATATAATGATCCAACGTATTTCAAAAGATTTACATTGGGTATTGACAGGTCTAAAATGAAACTGTATGATATAGCACAGACTGAAACTGATTATGTGGCCGATTCTGGTCATAAAGGAGAGGACAAACCTCTCAATACATTTGGTACAAGAGATAGAAAAGATTTTGGTGGATTTAAAGTATGAAATTAGAAGTAGAAGCCGCACTACATTGTTCTAAATCATTTCAAGATTACTTTGCTAATTTTGGTGATATTGAACAATACATGAGAGATGAAAAATTAAAATCTCTTGATTCTATCGGATCATCATTATTTCCTCCTGAAGATGATTTATTTTCAGATTTTTCTATGCATCCAAAAGACATGGATATTGAAGTAATTGAAATGAATGGTGATATGTGGGAAACTTTATTGAGTATTACCTCTTCACACGTTAATAAATCACCTGTTGGTCGTAATATACAATTGGCTGCTAGAGAAAAGAACACAGGAAAGATTCTAGGATTTATTAGACTTGGTTCACCAGTCATCTATATGAAACCAAGAAATGAAATGCTTGGACAAGTTTGGATACAGAACAAAGAGTCTCCAAAACGATTCAATGATTCTTCTATCATGGGTTTTGTTATTGTACCAGCACAACCATTTGGTTTCAATTATCTTGGTGGTAAATTACTGGCAGCTATCTGTACTTCACACACAGTCAGAGAAATTGTAAATAAGAAATATAATGCTAATATTTGTTTATTTGAAACTACAAGTTTATACGGATCCGCCAAAACAGTATCACAATATGATGGCATGAAACCTTATATTCGATTTAAAGGATTGACCGAATCTGATATGGTACCAATGATGCACGGTGAAAGATATCAAACTCTCAAAGAATATGTTGAAAGTAAAGTTGGTGGTGATATATTGGGTATTGATGAATCAACTACTAGCCGTAAGTTGAGAACCTTCACCAAGATTATTGCCATGACCAAGGCTGCACTTAAAGGTACACCAGAAGGCCAATTATTTGAAAAGACAATTGACGATGCTAAATCTTTAACTGAAAAGAAAAGATACTATACATCAGATTATGGTTTTAGTAACATGGTTGATTATGTTAACGGTAAAACTGATACATTAATTCCTGGTGAAAACTATGAGAAACATGAATTGAAAAATCTTGTCGAGTGGTGGAGAAATAAAGCTACTAATAGATATGAAACCCTTAAATCTGAGGGTAGATTGCGCACCGAACTGGAAGTTTGGACATCAGGTAAAGACATACAAATTATTAGATAAATATCTCCTTTTGATGGAGAAATAAATGTCTAATAAAGGCGTATTGTATGAAGAATCAGTAAATAAAAACCTTAAAAAAGAGAAACTACAAAAATCAAGTTTTCAAAGTGCAGGTTCAGATTCAAATGCTCCCGACGCAATGATAACCTATCAAGGTCAAGATTATAAAGTTGAAATTAAATTAGATACTAATGTAGATTTTGGCCAAGGATCGTTGGATTATGATGTAAAAAATAAAGAATGGATCTTAGGTGGAGCAAAAACACCATCTGGCCAACAAATGAGAGATTTTTTAACACAAATGGGTGTTTTGAAAATAGTAAAAAAGAAATGGGGACCAAAAGGTGCACCTAGAAAATATACTGTTCCTCCAAAACAATTTAAAAAAACTGATGTGGATTTTGATTATAAAAACTTTCCAAATTTTTTCGTATCAATACCAAAAGATACTGTAGCAAATTATTACAATAGTAAAGATACCTATTATATTCAAATTGGCGGGAAAGGTCTATATTATATGGGTAAAGATCCAGCAAAATTAGAAGTGCCAGAATTTGATTTGGAATTAAAATTAAGAGTTAGATTAAAACGTGGTGGAAGTTTACCCATATATAACTATAGATTTACAACTGCTGTTCAATCAGATGGAACATTAACAAAATCTAATGCTGATCTTGATAATAAAGAATATTTAAAAGCTTTATACGCTAGATCAAAATAAAATGGTACTATCACAAGGATAATTATGAATAAAGCGACCGTGATTATACCGACCACAGGATCACCTACGGTTCGGAATGCAATTGAATCTGTATTGAATCAAAATGAACCAACAACATGTTATCTTGTATGTGATGGTAAAGAGTTCTCAGGAGCTACCAAGATTATAGCGGATGATTACCTTGGTAATCCAAACCTCAAGGTATCATACTTACCTATTAATGTTGGGGCTAATGGTTTTTACGGACACCGTATATATGCTTCATTTACTCATCTAATTGACACAGAATTTGTGGGATATTTGGATCAGGATTGTTGGTTGGAAAATAATCACATAGAATCTTGTTTAAAAACAATCACTTCTAAGAACCTTGATTGGACATATTCGCTTAGAAAAATATGTGGTAAACTTGGCGATTATATTTGTAATGATGATTGTGAATCTCTTGGTAAGTGGCAAACATATCATGGTATCAATCATATAGATACAAACTCTTATTGCCTTAGAACGAAGGTTGCGATACAATTGGCATCAGCCTGGCACGGTGGATGGGGCCAAGATAGGGTATTCTATTCATCACTTCACCAATATTTTAAGAAATATGAATGTACAGGCCAATACACCGTAAACTATCGTGTGGATGGAAATGCTGGTTCCGTGAATGCTGAATTCTTTCAAAACGGAAACAAAATAATGAATGAAAAATATAATGGAGTTTTCCCATGGCGTGCCGTGTCCTAATCGTTGGTGATAATAGTTTTGTTGGTCGCAATTTCTATAACAGCATTTCTTTAGAACACGATAATGTTCTTGCCAATATCGTATCTTATAGTCAATTACACCACATAGATTTAAAACGATATGATGTGGTTATCAATTGTGCTATTGCATATGAATACAAAACACAAATCTATAATGAGGCTTTTGATTTAGATTGGCTAGTTGGAATAAAAGCATCAGAAGCTGATTGTCATTATATCATGTTGAGTACAAGAAAAGTTTATGGCAATTCACCTCAGCTGGCACGTTATAGTGAAAGGCATCCATTAAATCCTTTTGACCGTTATAGTGAAAACAAAGAACTGACAGAAAGATTTTTAACTAATGATATAGAAAACCTAACAATACTCAGAGGTTCTAATATCTATGGTTTTGAATTGGGTAGAAGTTCTTTTGTTGGTTACTGTATGACACAACTAAAAGGAACTGGCACTATCAAGTATGATATGGATAAATCTCTAAAAAGAGACTTTATAAGTATAGAACGGGTGTGTCAATTGTTGAAGAAGATTTGTGAAATTAAGCCAAAAGGTATATACAATCTTAGTTCGGATTTTGGATTAGAAATATCCGTAATAGCAAGAGGTCTCATACTTGGTTATGGTAGAGGTAATTTTATACAACAAGATGTACTTGCCAAAGAACAATTTATATTAGATAATTCGAAATTA